TGGCAGCTGCGGGGAAGCTGTAGTCAACACGTTTCGATTGTGATCACGCTCTCAGGTTGTCAAAACGATCGCGCCTATCCTAGTTCGATACGATAGGGCTGTGGGTATTTGCAATAGACAATGGCAACCTATAGCCCGTCGCAGCTTGGTTTTCTGCTCCAGCAATGGGGCAGCGGCAACCTGGATAATATTATGTCCTCTGGCCATATCGTCTCCGGGGTGCCCAACCTGGTGCTAACCGGCCATGGCTTCAAGGCGATGGGGCTGGCGGAACGGTTCACCAATGCGGATATTGAGCAAGCCATAACGTCGTTGATGGTGCGCGATCGCGGCGCGGCGGTGATGCTAATTGCCATTCACCTGCTGGGCTGGACGATGGAGCGGCTAGGGCGGGCGCTAGAGCATTCAGACACCAGTCATACCCAAACAGCGCTGATGCTGGCGGAGGGCTGCTTTATGGAGGTGCTGCTCAATGCCAACTAAGCACAAGCGGATTAATTTACTGGTGCCCGAGGCGATCGCGGCCCGGGTGAGGCGGGAGGCAACCTTCCTACGGCTAAAGTCGCGGGTAACGACAGAGGACGGGCGGGAACTAGCGAGCGTTGCTGACCTAGTGCGCTGGACCACCGACCTTTATATCGAAGCTTGTGAGGCGGGCGGGACGCTGGAGTGCGAGCCGGTTGATAACGACGGCACCATTCCTTTTACTTTGGACTCCCATACCCGTGGCCGGTGGGAGTACGCGGTGAAGTATCGCTATGCCAAGGACTACCACGAACTAACGACGATCGCCCTTACTCGGTATTTTGACGGGCTAGACGCTCGGGCACAGCGCGATCGCCGGTTGCTGGAAAGCCTGACCAGCCTGCCAAGCCGAGAAACCTTACAACTAATCAACGCTGGAACCTATGTACCAACTACCGTCCCCTCTCTTTAGCTGGGCCTGGAGTGCTCAGTTTCTATCCTTGGCGACAGAGAGTGAGTCGGGGTTAATTTTGCCGGGCCAGCAACAAAAGGAACCGGCCTATTGTCACTTTTCTAGGCTATCGGCGGAGGGTGAAGAGGAAAGCTGGCTGTGGTTGTTTCCAGACACTAGGCAAGCCGCTAGCCTGCGCCTGATGCAACGGATTAACATCGACGATCGCCTGCGGGACCTGGTGGAACTAACTATCCCGATGAACCTCCCAGACTGTGCTTACCCTACTTACTTACAAGTGGTGGACCTGGACCACCTACGCCGCGCACCGTTAGAAGAATCCGGCATCGTTGAGGTGTGGATCGGGTTTGACTATCGGAAATATGCTAGCGATCGCAGGATGCGGGCTGCAGTTGATACCGTCCTCCCCACCTCGGAATTTGTCCGAAAGGCAGCCTTAACGTGAAGTTCCTTGATATTCTGTGCCGTCGCTTGGACTCAATAGAGAAGCATTTGAAGTTGATTAATGAAAAGCTACAGGAGTTGCAAGAGCGGCAACTGAAGCTGATGAAAAGCGATCGCGAGCAATCCCGTAAACTCAAGACCCAGCAACGGCTCACCCTGGGCTTTAGCACTGCGGTGATCATTGGTGCCTTGATGCTATTCAACTGGTCGCCGGAGCATCAGAAGCAATTGCGAGATCTAGCGGTAAGCATTATCAGCATCGGCGCCGCCGGGGTGCTAGGCACCAACGCGATGCCCCGCGAATCATCCTCAGAGGAGGACCCGGACGATGAAGGTAGATCGGATAGTCAATGACCTGCTTGGCTACGTCAACCGCTGCAACTGGTGGCGGGAGCGACAGGTAAAGCAACGACCCTACCGCATCTTGCAGACATGGCGGCTAGCGGGGCGTGGACTATTGCACCGTGTCCAACGTCCCCGCACCCTATGCCCGCGTCATGTGGATGCCTACATTTTTGAACCCTATCGCCAGGAGGGTGGCGTTCGAGATATTCATATCACCTGTGACCACCTTGAAGGGATGAAGGCACCGGCTAGGGGTAGGGGTAAGGTGCGCTCCACCCACCGGCTGACTATCCTGGTTGCTGACCATTGGATAAATGACGATGGGCGCTACAACGCTGAGCAAATCTATAGCATCGATGACGACTGGCAGGGCAACCAACCCGAACGGGACGCCTACGCGATCGCGATTCTCTACCAAGTAGCGATGGCCTTTTACCAAGACGCTACCGATTGGACCTGGGAGGTGGATACTGCCAAGCGGCTATGGATGGGAGAACACTATACCCCCACGCTTTCTCCCAACCGCCATAGCGTTGATACCGTCGCTTGGGCATTGCGAGATCGGGTGAGGCGGACAAAGCTGGGAGCAGGACAGTGAGATGGTATTGGCGCGATCGCGGCTCGTCCTGTTCGATAGGATTAAGTTAGCGGTATCAATATCAACCATGGCTAATGTACGAAATGCCAAGCTATCAGAGTTAACGCCTGACCCTGGCAATGCCAACAAGGGGACTGAGCGAGGCGCTTACATGGTGCGTCAGTCGTTGCAGAAGCTTGGGGCTGGGCGTTCTGTCCTCATAGATAAGAATGGCGTCCTGATAGCAGGCAACAAGACCACAGAGGCAGCCTATGAGATCGGGCTGGAGGATGTCATTGTTGTCCCTACCGATGGCACTAAGTTGGTCGTCGTCCAGCGGACTGACCTGGACCTAGCCAAGGATGCTAAGGCTAAGGAGTTAGCGATCGCTGATAACCGGGCGTCAGAGCTAGGGCTTGAATGGGACGCCGAGGTGTTGCAAGAGGTCCATGATGCGATCGGGCTGGAGGATTGGTTTACTGAGGATGAGGTAGCAGCATGGAGCATGGAAGGCGGCGAATGGGAGCAGCCTAGCGAAGAAGAAGATGAAGAGGCTACAGCGGACTTAATTGATGAAGCTGAAGGCGGCGAAATGGATTGCCGCTTTCAGGTAGGGGACATTATTGCACTAGGGCGGCACCGGATAGCCTGTGGCGATAGCACCGATGAGGATAATGTGCGATCGCTGCTTGATGGCAAAACAATTGATTTGATTTTTACTGACCCGCCCTATGGCGTCAGTTATGCCGACAAAAATAAGAGTCTGAATGCGACTGGCCGGGGCAATAGCATTCAGACTCCAATCGAAAACGACCATTTAGCTCCAGAGGAAATTTCAGGCAAAATATGGAAACCTGTATTCCAGCTTTTATGTAAATTTGCAAAACCTGGCGCTAGCTATTATGTCTGCGGACCTCAAAGAGATGAACTGTTGCTGCTGTTAATGACAGCGATTGCAGATGCTGGTTTGCTGCTTAAACATGGGCTGGTTTGGGTAAAGAACAATCACGTTTTAGGACGGTGCGATTATCACTACAAGCATGAGCCAATTCTTTACGGATGGAAGCCTGGTGCAACACATTATTTTATTGACAGCAGGTCGGAGTTTTCAGTTTGGAATTTCGACAAGCCACTAAAGTCAGATTTACATCCGACTATGAAGCCGATTGAGCTAATTCAATATGCTATTAAAAATAGCAGCCGCCCTAACGAGCTGATTGCCGATTTCTTTTTAGGCAGCGGCTCAACCCTGATCGCAGCGCAGGGGATGGAAGGCGATCGCACCGTCTATGGCTTTGAGCTAAGCCCTCACTACATTGAGGTTATCTGTCGCAGGTATGAGAAATTTACCGGCGAGACTGCCAAGTTAGTGGGGCACCTTTGATCATGGCTAAAATCGACTGGGACTATTGGCGGCATAGGTACGTTGCAGGCGATGACACTGTAACCTACCGATCGCTAGCTGACGTACAAGGTGCGCCAAAGTACCAAACCCTTAGGAATCGCGCTAGTCAGGAGGATTGGCCAGCACAGCGCAAACGGTTTAAGGACAACCTTAGTACAATAACGGCAACTGTACCTGAGGCGCAGCATGTGGCCCAACAGGTATCAAAGCTAGTCGATACCGCCGAGATGCTAACGCGCCATATCAAGGCGGCCCGGTTGGCAGGACAGAAGGCACTCCAGGCGATGCAGGCGACCGACCCGGCAACGCTTAAACCCCAAGAAGCATTAGCGTGGCTAAAGTTTGCTGTAGAGGCTGAGCGATTGGCTGAAGGGTTAGCGACAGAACGCCAGGAAATCGACCTATCCACACTAAGCGACGAGGAGCTAGACCGGCTAATCAATGGTTAGCAGCTTGCAGATGAAAGCGAAGGCTGAGAAAGAACGGCGGGAACGAGAACGCAGAAAAGAGCGCGATCGCGCCCTGCCTGACTCCCCTTGGCTAGAGGACCCCTTACCCCTAGCTGAGTTCTGCCGCGCCTACCTGGACGTTACCCCCTGGGATATTCAACAGCAAGACCTAAGCCAGTTTCTAGGTACAACGGCGGCGGATGCTAAAGCACTATTTACCCAAAACCCGCCGACCCTTTACAATTGTGGCATTTTGTGCTACGGCAAGGGAGCGGGCAAAGATACCTTGGCCTCCGTCTGCCTTGTGTGGTTTGCCCATGTGCTGCTATGCCTGAGAGACCCCCAAGACTTTCTAGGGCTTGCCCCCCAGGAACCCATTGATATTGCTCTAGCTTCACCTACCCTGCGCCAGACGCGGCGGGTAACCTTCACCAAGCTAAAGAACCGGCTGCGGACCTGTACTTGGTTAAAGAGTCACCTAGCGCGTTCAGAGTTTGCGATCGCAGACGTTGACCGGTATATCAAGAAAGCCACCGACGCGGCGGACTATATTGAGCTACCCCACAATATCCGCATCCACAACCTACCGCTGATTAGCAGTAGCGCGGAGGGGTTCAACCTACTGGCCTTTGTAATTAGCGAGTTTGCAGGGCTAGAGTCTGAGGCGCAGGGGGCCACGGCGGAGGCATTGTTCAATACCTTTGTCACCTCCTGCCGCACCCGTTTTAGAAAGGCATGGAAGGGCTTTCTAACCAGCTTCCCGCGTAGTGTATCAGACCCTCAGGAACAGCTTATTGAAGCCCACCAGGAGGGGCGCTTCCCTGAACTATTTGTGGTGCGCCGCCCTACTTGGGAGGTAGTGCCCCACCTGGAGTACAAAGACTTTGAAACTGAATTTATCCGCGACCCAGAAGGAGCGGCGGCTAAGTTAGCAGCCCAACCCAGAGCGGCGACTGAAGCCTACTTTAGATCGCCTGAACTCATCGTCCGCCATGCCAGTGGGGGGACATCCGACCTATTGAAGCGCTATGGGGTGACGGGTAGCGATCGCAGCCCTGACCCCATCCTAGAGCGCGACCTATTTGGTGACGTGGTACTGGATAGCTATGGCTTTCCGATGTTAGCCAACTGGTTCAAGGGCAAGCCCGAACGCGAGTATTACATTCATATCGACCTGGGGCTATCGGGTGATAGTGCCGGGTTTGCCATGGCTCACCTGGAACCGGTGGGCGATCGCGCAGACCGGCTGATACCGGTACTGGACCTATCCTTTCGCTGGAAGGCAGCGCATTTCACCGGGCGCGGCCAGTTACAGCGGATGAACTGGGAGGGCGGTGAGTCCACAACTGTGGACATCCGCCAAGCGGAAATTGACTTGCAGACACCGGTGGAATTTGTACTACTGCTGAGTAAACGACTAGGGTTTGCGATCGCGCGGGTGACGTTTGACCAATTCAATAGCGCTACGGCTCGACAGCTGCTTTATCACTACGGGGTTAGCAGCCAGAATTTCTCGGTGGACCGCAACCCAGGCTATTACGATGAACTGAAGGCGCTGATTTATGCCCGGCAGTTGGTTTACCGCATCGACCCGATACTGTTTGGGGAGCTAAGGAAATTGGTAAGGCTATCGACCGGACGGATTGATGCCCCGCGTACCGCCTTAGGTAGTGACGTGGATAGCCATAAAGATATTGCCGATGCAGTAGCGTCGGTTGTGGGGGCACTGTGTAAGCTATCAGCCGCCTCTGGTGAATTCTATAGCCTACCAGAGCCAGAGGTGGTAGAAGAGGGCTCAGATGAGCCTACAGGGCCGATAGAGCTTGGGTCTGACTACAGCAAGACCCAAAGCGAAATTATGAAGGAGTTTTTTGAATAACCTCGCCATCGATAAGGCTTAATTCGGCGCGAGCAAGCCGCTCTATAAATTCAGAACGAGATAAGCCTGCTTTTTTTGCCAAGGTGCTGAGGATAGCCCACGCGGTAGGCGTCAAGCTAAGCTGTCCCCGCTTCTTATGCTCGTCATAGAAAGGCTCCTTGGGGGTTAAATTGTCCAAGCAAGCCTGGGGACGCAAAACCATACTGCCTCCGGTTCTATTTGTGTATATCTTACGATAACACTTTAATTTAGGCTAGTTGTGCCATAGCTAGACCTCTGAGCAATTCTCACCATGGCACCTCCCTCTGAAAGCGGCGTAGTACGCTGAAACTGGAGAGGGGTTTAGCCATGGCACACTATCAACTTTGCTACGGGCGGGTATCGACTGAAGAGCAAAGCCTGGAATTACAGATGCAGCAATTCCAGCAACAACTGGAGTTTGACGAACTATTTGCTGAAAATTTGTCAGGGCGCCGGCGCGATCGCCCTGAATTTTTGCGCATGGTGGAACGAGCATTGGACCTCCGTGGTCAACGTCATCAAGTAACAGTATGGGTCATTGAGTGGACCCGGTGGGCACGGGATACGGTTTATTCGATGGAAAGCCTAGCCCAATTGGAGGCGGCGGGCGTGCAGGTGAAGGAGCTAACCACCGGCCAGGAGATCACGCTACAGACCGCCTCAGGGCTGCTCACCACTGGCGTTAAGTCGCTGATGGCCCACTATTACTCAGTAGAACTAGGCGAACGTATCCAGCGTGCCTATGCCCAGATGAGGCGGCAGGGGCGCCCCATGTGTGGCCCACCTCCCTTTGGCTACCAGCGATCGCCGGATGGTAGTCGTTATGAGCCGGGGCCAGAGTGGGCAAAGGCAAGAGCGGCGGTGGAACACTACATGCAGCACGGCAATGTGGCGGGGCTATCGGTCTACATGGAGCAAGAGCACGGGTTTTATAAGTCGCGGGCGGGCTGGCGGTGGTGGCTGCGTAGTGCTGCCCTACGAGGGCATTTGCACTATGCCAGCACCGATGAATGGCGCTACAACACCCATCTGGCACTAATTACCGAAGATGAATACAAGCGAATTGATTACCTGATTAGCCTCAACCGTCAGTTGCGCGGCAACAATCAAGGACGCATCCATGCGGTGCCGCCTATTGTGTCCTGTGTTTGTGGCTGCCGGTGCCGTGCGCTTATCCGCCGGGGCCATCGCTATTTTGCCTGTGCGGCCAAAGCTGACTACCATGACCGGGAATGCTCCTACACCCGTTCTTGCCGCCAGGATGCCATTGAGGCGGCCATTCAGGAGGCATTGGCAGAAGCCGCTGAGGCGATCGCGGCGGATATGCTACAGCCCTCGACGGTGAACCCGCAGGCGATCGCGCTGGAGCGAGAACTAGAAGCACTTCGACCTTTGGCCCACCGGGCGGCGATCGCCGAAGAAATAGCTGAAATCGAAGCGGAGCTACAAGCCTTGGCGGGCATGGAAAGCCATGCCAGCGCTAACCAGCAAGAGCTACGGGAAAAGACAATGGCGATCGCGCAGGCGGACCTGAACCTATTGCCGGTGGTAAGGCGCCGGGAAATTTACGCGGAATTGGTGGAACGGGTGATCTTGCAAGGGAATGAAGTGGTGGAGGTGCGGTTAAAGTTTATTGCCAATAAGCAACCGTCAGACAGCAGGTTCTAGCGATACGGTAACGCCTGACTGGCGATCGGGGGTAAGCTTCAGCCAGACGCCGCCGAGGCTTTTCGGCATGACAATGCGCTCCACCGCCCAGCCGTTGCCGCCCTCAAATTCTTCTTTGTAGGTGCCGGTCTGTACATGGTATCGCGGAGTTACTTTTACCTTGCCGGTCTCCGCCAAGCGATAGCAAGGGTGGCTGACAATGCTGCGTTCGTGGTTATGGCCATTGACGATAATATCGGCATCTGGGGCGATACTGGCGTAGCGACCGCCGCCCATGGTGCCTTTGGTGATGATGCCGCCCCAGGCGCCATGGTGAAAAAACAGGGTGCAGCGTCGTACCTTTTCGACGCCATTGCCGCGCTGCTTGTAAAACACAAAACGCACCCAGCCCTGATAACCCATGTGCTCAGTAACCGCCTTATGGCGATCGCGCATCTGCTGCACTACGTTAGCGAGTGGGTCCACCTCTTGATTGTTGATAATGGCAGTTTCGTGGTTGCCATTGCCCATCATCAAAATTTCTTTGCCGTAGGGGCCAAGAATATCGGCAGACTCTTTGAATACCAAGTCAAAATAATTGGCCCCCTGGTGCTCGGGGCGGATGCTGGACTTGCTGCCGCGTTTGTCGCGTTTGCCCTGCATCAGGCATAGCACGTCGCCAAAAAATAAGGCTCTACCACCGAGAGCCTTCATTTTATCGAGATGAGAGAAGAATAGCTTGCGATCGCACTTTGGGTTATCCAGGTGAATGTCTGAGGCTAACAAAAAGTGCTGGGTCTCCTCCCCGGTGTAGCGCATCCGGATTTCGAGAAGTTCATCTGATAAGCGCTTTACGTCAATGTCCATCTCTCTAACGAGAGTGCATAGCCTTAGTCTATCGGATGTCACAAATAATTAACAAAACGCCACGGGAGCCCATGGCGCTTAATGTTAGTCACCTGTCTATGCCGCCTCTTTCAACGGCCTCAATAACTTCTCCGCCAGTTGTCGCACTTTAGGGGGTGCATCCGGCATTTTTAACACCGCCTCGGCAAGTTGATAGGCAACTTGTTTTTCCTGCTTGGTTAGCGCGATCGCTAACTCAAGGTTTTGTCTTACCTGAGGACTCATGGCTGTTCCTCCACCTGAAACACATCCCCAAAAACAGCCTGCAAATACACCCGGGCCAACTCAGGATCACCTGAATTGCTACCCTGCAACAAAAACATAGCGAGGGCTGCGTTGACGACGCGATCGCAGTCCCATTCCCGATGGCTATCGAGGTAGGCCGCGATCGCGGCGGCCACGGGCGGCTTAACGCCTGCCACCATAGAAACAACTGGTTCATTCATGCCGTCACCTCGGTCTGGAAGGGCTTGTAGCCATTGCAAGACAGGTGAGCCTGCCATAGCTGCCGGTAGGGCACCGTACACCGTTGAGAGGCACAGAACCGGCCCTCAACGTCACCATTACCGCTATAGACACAGGTGGGGCAACCCTTGCCAACCGCCATGGGTTGACGGCTGACGGTGTCAATAAAATATTGGTCCGCCTCCGCCAAGGTGCGGAATAAGCGGGTATAGCCGATGCACTCAAACTTAAATCGGTAGGTGGCTACTCTCCGCCCCAGGGGAGCGAAATAACCAAAGTAGCCGTAATCGGCATAGGTATTTTGAAGCCTGCTGTAGTCATAGCCTGCTTGATAATCAGCCAAAATTTTTCGCACCAACACCTTGGTTAGGGGACGCTGGGCTTGTTGTACTTCTTGGGCGGCCAGGGCAGCGATCGCCTCTAAGCAATCACCTGGTACGCCCTTAAAAGCAGCATGGGTGGCCACTTGGGCCACTTTATCTGGAGTAAGTGTAATCATAAAAAACTCTCCACAACGGATTGAAATTTGCGGTCAAGTGCCTCTAATGCCTCGTAGGACATCAGCGACAGTTGACCCATGGGGGATGTACCCTGCAGGCGTTGGATAGCTTCTTCCTCGCTTACACCGTCCTCAAGGACAATGGAGCGCACAGCTACCCGATAGATGTAACCCTCGACTTTGGCAGCATCCTGATTTAGCAACTGGGTTGCCATCTTAAAATTGCACTGGATACGTGCCAAAAAATCATCTAAACGATCCACCAGCGGCCTCCAGGCGATCGCGGGCTTCTACCTCCGCGATAACTTCGTCCATCAGGCTTTCGCCACGGTGAGGACCACTGCGGACTAATACGTCAGCAAGGCTGCTAAACCCTCCTACACGAGTAGTAGGGATTTTGCCTTGTTGGTACAAACTAGCCAAATCAGCCTTAAGCTTGTCCCTTGCCAGCTTTTGAGCCGCCATATAGGCAGCCTGCTCTTTAGGCGACATGTCCGCGTAACGTTTGTGCCCACTAGGGACACTAGCCACCTGCTCCTCAAGCAGTCGGCGGCGCTCTTGCTTAAGCCCATCTAGCAACATGGCAGGCTTCAGGTATGGCGTTGCCATAGAGTTCCCGAACATGCGGATAACCTCATGCCCAGAAATATCCTTAACCTCCCGCCAAAATTGCTGCAAAAGCTCATCACTAATAGGGCGCCAGCCCTGAGCTTCGCACAGCGTCGCCATCAGCGATCGCAGCTCTTCGGGCTCCAACGGATTATGGTTCATCGGTATCACCTCCTAACACAACCATACGCTGCATAAAGCAAATATGCAACAGCAAAGTTATATTAAATTTGCTACGGATTGGCCACAGCAAGACGCTCTAGTTCGCCCTTGAGGTAGGCGACATAGTCGTCGCTTTCAACGGCGTCCAACTGGCGGGTAAAGGTTTTGCCGGTGCGTTCCTGCCACTCGGGGGGCAGCACAGCGGAGCGGCCTAATTGACGTAGCAGGACGGTGATGTCCTGCAGGTCCGCGTGGACGTTGGCAGTGATGTCTTTGGCGGGGGCGGGCTGCGATCGCTTTTGCTCGCGGTAGGCGATCGCGGCCTCCCATTTGCGGTTAGACAGAAACCGGCAAAAGTGGGAAATGCCAAACGCTTCCCCTTTGCGTTGATGCTCAACCCGCTTTACCTCCATGTAGAAGTTCAGCCCGTCCAGAATCGCCTCTAAGGCGTCTCCGCCCTCTATTAGCTTGTCCCACTCCCTAACAGCCTCTTTGCGCGCCTGAGAGAGGGCGACAGTGCTCTCTACGGCTATGCAAAACTTGCGGTAGGAATCCCATGCAGCATCAAACTGCTCGGGATGGTTTTTGGGTGTGCTAATTTTTCGCGCGCTGCCGCCAGATTTTTTTCTTGTCCGGGGTTTTGGTTGAGCCCCAGGTTTTTCTACCTGGCTATCCAGAGGGGGAAAGGTATCGGCTGTTTCCTGTTTAGCCGGTTCGGGTTCTGAATGTTTTTCTTCAGAAACGCGATCGCGTAGCGCGTCAGCGCTACAAAGCGGCTCGATGTTCGGTTCCGGACACTTAGGTATAGAACTTTCTAATAGATTTTTAACGATCTCCGGATCTGAATCTGGATCTGTATCTGTATCTGGGGGCGTTGCATTAACGTTACTGAAACGTTTCACTCCCGTTTCTTTTGTCGTAGCTGTAGCTAAACGCTTTTGTTCACGGTGCTTTCGCACTCTTTCGGTGGAGTTGTCAGATTCAAACTGGCGTCTTGCCCAATGGGTGATCTTGATTCCCGTCTCATCCCAATCGATCATGCCTTTTACTTTGAATTTAGCTTTTAAGGTTTGCCAGTCCTCGACCGGCATTCTGATTTGGTAGGCAATTTCTTCGTCGGTCAGGTTGTCAATCCTTCCTCGTTCTGAATTGTCTGAAGCAAGGCATAGGAGGATGATGAAAGCCCACTGGTGGTGAGGGGTCATCAATGACAACTTGGGGTCGCATCTAAATTCACTGTAAAAACGAAACCATTGCATGTTACAGACCTCCTAGCCATTCTTGTGGTGTGCGAGCGTGTTTTCTGCTGTTGCAGGAGCGGCAGCAGGTGGCCAAATTGTCTGGCTCATCAGAACCACCCTTGCTGTAGGGAATCACATGGTCAAGGGTTAAATCCTCCGTCGCGCTGCAGTAAACACAGCAATACCTATCGCGCTCGAAAACAGCATCTCTGTGTCTCCTGTACGCTCCGTCCCTGTGCAGCTTGGCGATGCCGTGGGCATAGATCACGCGATCGCGCCACAGTTGCCCATCAATCAGGTTTAGTTCAGCAAGCCTATCGAGGGTTCGCACCATGGTCAGCCAATCGCTTAACCCTAGCTGGCGGCTAAGGCGTTTTAGCCAAATATCGGTTGCTTCCACCTGGAAGTCTGTAGCCTCTGTCTTGTAAAGCTCTTCTAGGATGACCCACCAGATGCCATACCCCTGCATCCCGTGGCTGTCAATGAGTTCCCAAATTTTATCATCCTCGCGGGATAAAAGGTCGTGCTTGAAATATTTCATGGTAAAATTACCTCAATGATTCTGTTGGTAATACTCTGGTAGGTGTTACTCTCATCGATTAAACCTCTATTGCCTTTACTGGTGGTTATTGGCAATAAACAACAAAAAGGCGATCGCATAACCGGCGATCGCCTTTTTTATTACGCTGCTCCGTCGTAGGTAGCCTTAATGGCTCTGAAGCCAGCTTCAATGTCCTTGAACGCCCTGGGCAATAAATGCTTCACGGCAAATTGTGGAGGGTTCAACCCCTCGATCTGAACGGCTGCCCTGATTGTATCGTAGCCTTCCTTGGTAAAGATTAAGGCTAAATTCGGCTCGCCGGGCTTGCGGGCGATCGCCTTAAATCCTTTACCGTCCGGCCCCGCTTCAATCACCTTCTTTGCCGCTGCCACCAGGATTTTCTCCTGGTAAGCGATCGGCTTCATGTTCTTTAGGGCGGCAGCGCCCATTACTACCCGGGTATAGCGCCGGGGCAATGCAATCCGTCTGTACTCGGCCATATCATCACCTACAACTAACTGCGCCTCATTGTAGTGCAAATGTGCTAGTTTTCACATTTTTGCAACTGGGGTTTAGAATTGCGATAGACCGGGTGTTACTTGTAGGTAGTTGAAAATGGCTGATGAACGAAGAAGCTACGTGACGGATGAGGGCAACCGCAACTTTAAGCGGTTAGTCGATGCTTTAAGAGCAAAACGCGACAATTTACCCTGGACAGATTTTACCCAGTGGATAAGCGATCGCTCTGGCATCCCGCTAAGCAAGGACATTCTGTACCGTGGGGGACGGTTGGCAAAAACTCCGGCCTGGATTGTGCTAGTGGCATTATCGAGGGTGCCGGAATTTACCTTTTTTGAAAGCACGGCTCGTCCATCAATAGATGACCTGACCAAAGTGCTGCTTGGCGAGATGGACGTTTACGGACATACCATCAGGAAGGAGGCAAACCACAACCCCTAAGAGCAAGGTCAATCCTTCCGTCCACCAGTTTCGTCTCATCAGGGTATAGCTTTTCTAGCCGTGCTGCATCTACCTTCAGCTCAAACCCTCCCCTGACTTCGACAGAGGTTAGGGGAATTATGTTTTTAGCAATACCAATAACAGATAAAAGATTATTTGCAATAAGAGCGCCGATGGTAGCGTTAGCTACATAAAAGTAAATTACATATCCCCCTTTGGGGTGGCGCTTTAGCTGCATATCACAGCCAGCGGGCACAAGCGGGCCAAGGTTAGCCGCTATCAGTTGCGCGATCGCGCTTAATGGAGGCGGTGGTAAAAATGCCATGGAAGTAAGTAGAAGTACTGAATTAATTATCACCAGTTTCGTCTGCCTTGACAGAATCCCTAAGTAATTTCCTGCTAACTAAAATTTTGTTGTACCGTTCCGCAAGGCGATAGACTCCATCCATCCATACGTCGCGGTGGCCATCGCCATCAGTAACCCCGATCGCTTCAAACAATCGCTGGGCGTCTTCCAGTAAATCCTCGGGGACGTTGATCTTGATTTCTTTCAGTCTCCGCTTGCTAGCAGGCATCGGTTCTGTGATGGGGAACATCTGATTTTACTCCATCGAGGTAGTGCGCCCATTTTAGCGCTTTCTCCCTACTTAACCCCTAGATAGGGGGTTGACAGGGAGGATATAGCGGAACTACAGTACAAGAGTCCTAGAGCGTGGAAGTTCCACGAAGTTCCATGGAAGTAACCGTCACCTACACCTACACTGAACTCAAAGCCTTGCTGGCAGAGAGTTTGAGCCGTGGAAGTATTCCTACTTCCACGCTATCCCGGTGGATGGCAAAACTGGGCTATGAACCTGGTCAGCCTGGCCGCCGGCGGCAGTGGGATCAGGAGGATGCCCTAGCGCTGGTTTGTTACGGGCAGTGCATGAGCTGGGGTTACACCCACCAAGAGGCGTTGGACTACACCCTCAGGCAAGTTGAAAAATATCGTCAGGAGAAAACTAATGGCTCTAAATACCGACAAGCTCAACCAACCCCGCAATCCGGGGGCGACTGTACCCAACTGTACCCAGTCGGGTCCGGGTGTACCCAATGAGGCAAGCAGCCTTTCTGTTTCTCACCCTCTCCAGCTAGCGCTAAAAGAACAGCGGGACCATGCTGCAGGCATCCAGGAGGCCGCGATCGCGGCTATTGACCGGGTGGCCCATCAGAACGCTCAGTTTTTGGCCGCTGCTATGAGCGGACAGCTGATGTGGGGGCGCACAGCGCAGTTGCTTCAGGAGGAATTGGAAACGCTCCCAAAGTCCACGGCGGCAGTGGCCCTGGACCTAGAACCACTGCCCGCGTTGTCTTGGCAGCCAAGCAAGGCAACTTTGAGCCCTTCCTCCGCCTCATCGGTGGATTGCAAGGCTGAATGACTGCTCCAGGCGATCGCGTAGCGCCTTCGTTATGCGATCGCCTTTCCTAACCACCACTCAAAAGACCGATGGAAGATAACCAATGCACGGAGTTTGAATACGAGGACGGCACGACCAGTGAGTGCCTGTCCGCAATAGACATTGAGCAACGGAAATTACGCGAGTGCGATAGCCACGTGCAGGTAGATGGTGCAACCTACTGCGCCGGGCAAGAACCTCGCCAGGCGGAGGTGCTAGGTATTCCCCAGGGCACTACAGCGGTTGATACGCCAATGGCAGGGCCGGTGTTAGATCCTGGCATTCTGGCCGCTGGCGCTGGGCTCACGGTGGCGGCACTTGTCGCCATGTCTCGCACCAAGCAGAAGGAGGCGAAGAATGGAAACCGTTGATGTGAGAGCGATCGCGCTTGCTGACCCACGACAAAAGGCGGCGATCGCGCGCCATGCGTGGGAGGCATTGCCGCCCGTGCAGCGTCGCCCTGATAACTTGGCTACCCTGCAGGATGCGATCACTCACGATCCGCCTGACTTTGTGCGGCTGTGCAAAGAGGCAGGGCTGCCAGTCATGGTGGTTAATGTTCACAATGAAACCCACAACCATTACCACGGCACTCCCGGCGCTTCTGCGGCCCAGGAAGGCGGCTTAACCGCCGCTGATGTCCTAGCTATCGTCCAGGCCGCCCAACGCCCTCAGGAGGCACCTACAGGTGTCTCTGAGATGATGGCGTTAATGGCTCAACAGCAACAGCGTTCTGATGCGTTGTTGGCGGCCATGATGGCCCAACAGCAGCAGCCCCAACAGCCACAGCATATCTACGTTGAGTCAAACCCTAATATCACCGTCAGCCAGACGGCAGGCGAGGGCGGCGGGGTAATGATTATTGCCGGATTGTTTTTCGGTGTGTTGGTGGCGGTGATTGCCGGTAGTTAAGGGTTGGAGGGTGCATATGGGTAACGCGATCGCTTTCTTTTTCTTCCTTGCTCTAGGTGTTGGCGCCGCTAAGCTTGCGCAATGGGACAACGAGCGGGAGCAGCTGGAATTGGTGGCGAGAACAGGCGGGGAGGGTTCACCCTGGCTAGCAAGTCCAGCCATGGCTACTGCTAGGGTTGAAGTGGAGAAGCCGCCAGTGCGGGCAACGGCGTCTAAGCAATTTTGGGATGAGTTAGATCGTAAGTATTCAAAAGAAGAAATAGAAGCGATCGAGCGTTACCCCTGGGTAGGCATAGACTCACCTGCAACCGCCCCTGAGCCTACCCCCTCACATGCCCCTGAAACCTTGGTGCAACCAGCATTACAACCGGTTGTAGCAACTGGTTGTACAACCGGTGGAGCAACCGGTTGTAGTGAGGTGGAAACACTACCGCCTAACGAATGGTTGGAGCAAAACAAATGCTTTTTTCCAGTGCATTTACCGCCTGCTCAGGTTACTAATTATCGCGATCGCAAGGCGTTGGTTAATGCGTCTGTTTGGGTGGAGCGGGCGATAACAGCAGGGGTTAGTCAAAACAAGATCGTCACTGTGGTGTTTGGTCAGTCCAAAGGGACTGAAAAGTATAACCGGATTATTTCGTTGATAAAGGACGTAAAATCATGACCGCGATAGGCCGCAACCCAATGATTAGCCGTAGCCTGAACTACGGCGCCCTGGCGATCGCTGCCCTGTTGATGGCCACCAATATCCACTATTCGGCAGTGGGGATTGGTGCAGTCGCCAAGGCGGCGGCGACGGTAGACTTTACCCCAGTGGCCGCCCGGGCGGGCATGGAGGGGATGATCGCTCGCTACGGTAGTGCGATCGCGACTGACTTGCTGTGCTTGGTGATCAGTGGCATTGCCTTCCACCCCCAGGGGCTACCGCTGGCCTATGGCGAAATCAAGCGGCTCAGCTCGGACAACGTGGTCAGCCGGTCCTTGGGGACCGTGGTTACTATAGCGGTGGTACTGGCCCTGGGTTATGGCGGCTTCTGGGCGTACTCGTACAACCTGAGAACGTCGATGCTTGCTTTTGGCGTGCCATCGCTCTGGGCGATTAGCGCCTTTCCAGTTTGGCTGAACGTGGTGGGGCCAGAAGCCTTCTTCCACGGCACCCATTTCTACGGTCGCCTGCTAGCCAGTAGCAATAATGCTAGTATGACAGGCAGTTCTCCTAGGTCGCTTGCTCAATGACTTTAATGCGGGTGTTGGCCGCCATCCAGGCGGCTTTTGAATGGTCAAAGCAAAGACCCCACAGCCTAGGCTATGGGGTCTTTTTAGTGATACTGGCGCAAATTCGCGCTGGGGATGTAATTATGCTTGCCGCTGGCCTAGCCGCGATCGCGGGGGGTGCGATCGGCACTTGGCGCTACTTCAAGACGTAGCCGCTAACGTCCCCTCCGGCGTGATCGCTAGCGGGATATGCTCCTCTTCGGCCATCAGGTTGAGGGTATCTAGCTGTGCCTCAGTGAAGCTATAGGACTGGTGGTTCCAGAGCGCTATCAAAGGTTCCGGGTCACCCATGGCGCCACCATTGCGCAGGGTTTGCAGGCGGCCCACCAAGGCAGGGAATAACGGGTTAGTGGCCAAGATGGCGAGGATGTCGATGTCAGCCACCAAGCGATCGGCGAGGTTGCCCCAGTTGGGCAGCACTGGCGCGGGTGGAGGCGGGGGTGGCTCCTGCCAGGTGTTGGTGGTGTTGTCCCAATAGGCGGTATCGCTGGGGCGATCGGGCTTTAGCTGAATGGCGGTGCCGTCGTAATAGAGGTCGTCGCGGCTAGCGTCTGGCCCTTCGACTAAGGTAAAGCCGGAGGGAGTGCCGACGCTTTCGTCGTTGCAATAGCCAACAATTTGATTGTCTTGGTCAATGAAGAAAAACATTATGCCACCGCCTTATAGGTGCGAGTAACCAGGGTGCCTGATCCGCCGGATGCTCCAATGGCACCCGTCCCACCTGCTCCTGCGAATGATCCACCCCAGGCGATTCCTTCCGTGGTCGTAGCAGTTCCGCCGGTGCTACCTTGGGAGCCGACGGTGCCGCCGGATAGGGTAATGGTGGCACCTGTCGTTGTTACAGTAGGTGCGGTTAGCCATACCCATCCACCGCCGCCACCACTGCCGCCATAGCCACGGGCGTTAGCTATACCTCCCGCCGTACCATTTGCACCATTGCCGCCCCTGACTGATAGGGTGGCGGTGGAGGCGATAGTAATACTGGCAAGACTGGTCAGCATAATAGCCCCGCCGCTGCCTCCACCGCCACCAGTTGAAATGTAATTGCCGCTAGGGCTATTTGCCGCACTGCCATTGTCGCCGATCGCTGTAATAGTGCCACTTATTGAAATAGCGCCGTTGGCTTCTACCCAAATAGCGCCACCTCCATCGCCGCCTTGAGGAACGTTTTGAATAACGCCGCCGGGCTCTGTCCGACACGAACCACCAGCACCCGGTGAACCAAAGGGAAACACAAACGGGTTGTAAATAGCTCCAACGCCTCCCAGGTTGCCAATTTCTAAAATGCGTTGATCTGCGCCACTCATGCCGTGGCCAGCACCTTGAGCCCTTGCTGCTTGAGTAACTGTAATAGTCGCTCCACTTTGTACCGTAAAGGTGCCACTGCAATAGATGCGAGCAAATCGGCTAATGGTAACGGTGTGGCCCGTATTGACGGTGAAATCGCGAAAATAATACAACCCGTCACCAAGGGTTGTATTACCAGTAGTACTAAAGTCTGTATTGGCGCCCTGCCCATTACCCCCAAACAACCTCACCCGATCGCTGACCGCCCAAGTACCTGCCCCAGTCCGTTCTATGGGTCCGGTGGCTGAGATGGCAGCGATCGCATCCAGGTCCGCATCCCAGGCTTGAACATTAGAGCCAATAGTTAACCCCAGGGCGGTCCGTTGGGCGGCGGCATCAGCGGCCCCTGTCACCGCCTCCCCGGCATTGGTGAGGGGGAACGTGGTCCAAGTATTAGCGCCGGTGCGTTTAATGCCTCCGGTGGTGGTGATAGCGGCAACGGCGGCGAGGTCCGCATCATAGCCTTGAACGGTAGAGCCGATCGCGCCGGGTTGGAGAGCACTATCGGCCAGTGTCCCCTGGGCTTTGCTAGCGAAATAACGCCGTAGTTCTTGCAGGATTAGGGGAATATCCCCAAAGTTAAAAGCCATGGTTAGGTGGTTACTCGGGTGATAGAGGTCAGGTAATAGTTGGGGGCACTACCGGCATAGGCGTAGGTATCGGTCACCGTATGCCCCGCACTGGTGCTGGTATAGACGACGGTGGCAATGCGTTGGTTGGCGGTGCCAGGGTCGTTGTAGGTGTAGGCGATCGCCAGGTCTTCAGCATTAAGGACAAGCTGGGCATCGTTGGCACCGGTTGCCGCGTTGAGGGTATCAACGCCGGTCTTGATATTGTTGAGGACCGTTAGCTGAGCTGGGATAAGTCGGACAAATTGTCCTTCGTCGAGCGACAAGGGAGCGACAACATCCACCTTGGACGCATCGTCCAGGACCAGCTTTTTGTAACCATTTTCGACAGTGTATGTGGCCATTAGTAATACCTAAAAACATCAATCCCGGCATAGCCAGTGCTATCGGTGCTTGCCGCTAGGCTGTTGCCGCTACCGTTGAAGGTAAGCACCAAAAACCGATGGTCGCCGTCCTTTTCTAACCCGCAAAAGATCACCAATTGGTACGCCTTGCTATTGCTAAGGGTTGGCTTAAATACCCCGATCGCAGTGCCTCTGGCAGTTAGCGTTGCCGCCATAGATCGCGGGTAGGTGGCAACTAAGTTGGTGACGCTTACCACCTGCCCGGGCCGTAGCCCAGCTAAACCTGCCTCTGGCGTAGAGACGGGGAAAACAACAAAGGGCGCATTGCGGCTAAATAACCCACCCAGGTTAATTTCAGCATTAAGGGTATGGTCAGCCACCGCTAACGCTTCACTATTGCGCGGCAACCGCCACGCGACACAATGGCCCAGCACCTCTCCGTCCGGCAATGGGCGGCTAGGGGGGTTAAAGGTGGTGCCACCGCCAAGCGAGTGAGCGATCGCCATGGGGGCCGTCGTCACCCGTGCGCCATTCAGCCAAGCCCGATCTAAGGTGCCAGCATAGGCGGGAGACAATAGCTGAAATTGCCATTGCTCACTAGCGGGCGGTGCGTGGTAGCACAGGATAGAATACTCGCTGCTATTGGCTAGCCCGGTGATGACCGGCGCATCCTGGCGCGTCGTGGGGGCATTGGTGCCACTAATCCAGGCGATTTCACCCCGGGCGCCACTGGGTAGGGTGACGATGCCGGAGCCGCTGGAGGTAACTGTAAATTTGCGGTAAATCCACTGAACGGCTGCATTGTTGCGGTTCATCACCACAATGTAGCTTTCCGCCGCTGCCGGGTTGGTATAGCCGGTAATGTCTGCCTCCCGCACGTTGGCAGGGCTCAGGGCGGTGCCATTTAGGTAGACTTTTTCAATTGCTCCACAGATGGGTAACCCTGAACCTGCTGGGTAGGAGATGGCGGGAACCAAGTAAAGCGTTGTGCCAACTGCAGGTGTGCCGGCTGTCGTTGCCGTCCAGGTTAGGGCGGCGGTGCCACCACCGCCGGTAAAGCTGCCATTGGCGCTGATATTAGCGCCGGTGCCATCAAAGATGGCATGGCCGCTACTGGCAAAGGTGGCCCCGGTGGGTGAATTGCCAGCAAAGTTAATGGTCGCCTGTGCCTTAGCTGGGCTGCTGCCATCACTGGTCGTGGTTAGCGCGATCGCGTAGGTGGTCTGAATGATCGCCTCATTGGTGAAGGTAATGCGCTGCTCATTGGCCAGCATCGTCGAGCCATTGGGGGAGGTGGTTGCCACCCCTGGCGCTGCCGTATTGCTGCCCACTTGCCCGTTGAGCAAGTTATAAACACCTCTTGCCTGGGTTGGTGCGTTCTGCAAGGGTTCACCGCGCATTAGTCGATAGACGCTTTCTTGCAAGCGATCGCGCCAATTGTCCCACCCGTCGCCCACATAGCGATAGGTTGGCTGCAAGTGAATGGCGGCCTCGAGCGGTTGCTCCGTTGGCCCCCATTGCCATCCGTCAATGGTATTGCCCTGTACCCGCCATGCTCGCAATAGGCTAATTACCTCCGGCGTGCCATTGATAGCGTAGGTGACGCCATCAGCCAGGGCGGTATCACTCAGGTAAAGGCGACTGTTGCCATAGATAAGCGGTGCTGAGGTGGAGACAGCAATGCTGTTGCCGATCGCCGTTGCGATCGCAGCGGCACTCATCTCCCCCTGGGATACCCAAATGCCATAGACAGAACGCAGTCGTGCCGTATTTTCACGGGTGACTGACTGCAATAGGTTGCCGCTGCGCCATTGAAACGTAAGCGCTACGTTAGCATCCTGGGCGGCGCCCACCTGTACCGCCATGGCCACCAGGTAAAGGTAGTCGTAGCGGTTGACAACAGCGCCACTGGTTAAAGGTGGTAGCTCCACCGCCGTCGATGGGATAGTAGCTAACCCAGGGTGGCTATGGAGCCAAGGCGATAGGGAGGATAGGGTCACCGTCTGGCTGCCGCCAGTGAAGGTAGGACGGTTCAGTAACCCATTGGGACGCGATCGCCGGGTAGCACTGACATGGCTGCGGATAATATCCTCGGTCGCCGCCAATTCCTCGGCGGTCGGCACCCGGCTATCGGTATCAGACTGCTGCCCCAGCCAAAGGATCGCTAAGTCCCGGGCATGACGGTAAACATTCAGGCTCACGGGCTATACTCCAGCAACAATAAAAAGGCTGTATTCACATCAGGTGGCACCGTCAAGTTGACAGTGCGGTAATGGATGCTGCTACGGCTAGGCAGGTTAGGCGTCAAGGCATCATTGTCCTCGCCGGCTGTCAGAAACCATTGGTTTTCGAGGGACACTAGCCATTCATCTGCACTACTTGGCAAACTCCAGTCCAGTACGACGTCATAGTTAGTTTGGTCATAGCCTAGGAGTAGTTCTAACTGTCGAATGGTTGTCCCGGTGCTGGTCTTAGGCAACAAAAATTCCAGCATCAAGTAACGGACACCCGCCTCGATGATTGGTGTCGGCGATCGCTCCTCCACGTCGCCATCGGTCCACCATTGTCCAGCTAGGGGTAAAGTCGCGATCGGGCTTGTGATAGTGGTTGCTACCGCGGTGCTATTGCCTAGCGCCAATCGCCATGGCCCGTAACCAAATAGGTCATCAGCGGTATCGCCCACAAAGGGAGGCGTCGGTAGGGTGATGGTATCAACCACTAGGTGAGAACAATCGTTATCCTCACCGACATAGAAAAAGGGTTGCCCCGGCTGTTGGGTATAGGCTAGGTTGCGCCATAGCTCCGCTAACCGCAGGCTATGGTTATTCCAATTGGTGCGGCAAATGAAGCCCAGCACATTACGAGAGAAGGGACTATTGCTGATAGCGGTCGGGGTGAGCGCGATCGCGGTGATGGTCACCGGCAGGTCGTAGCTATCGGCACTGGCGGGTAGGTCCAGGGCATCAGCGCTAGCCGGTAGGCTATAGCTACCTAGCGAAAGGCTAACTACCTCTTCGAGCAACAAGTCACTGTCAATGATGCGCAGCTCATTAATGAAGGCGGGTCGCTGCCAAAAGGGCGCTAATAGGTCCGTGGAGGTAGGGAAACGGGTGTAATAGTCCCAGGGCGGCAGGGCGACCGTCTCTAGCCCCTGGGCGGTTATAGATGCTTTGTAGTTGATGCCATTGGCAACGCGCTTAGTAAATAGATCCTCTAGCCACCACCAATCAATATCAAACCACGGGTCGGTGGTATCAACGACTAAGGATAATTCACCGTAGCGCCTTTCTGAAAAGGCTGTCTCTAGCCGTAGCTCATTGGCGGATAGTCCACTGAAGGTGGTCAGCGATAGCTGGAGTCCTTGGCGGGTATTGCGAGACTGGCTAAATTCAAGGCGGTATCGGGTGCGGGCTTGAGCGTCGCTCTCAGCACTACGGCGGGTTAGCCCTAGCCCTAGCAGGTGTAGCGATAGCCAAAAGCCTTCTGAGGTTTGCGGTATCGCCATCGATCGCGCTGAGTCGATAGATTCCCGGGCGCCCGCGATCGCGCCACACAATGCCCATACCACTGGGTAAAGCGGTCCCTGTCGCTGGTGCAATTGCCGAAACCAGGTGGGCGGTAGGTGCCGCTCAAATTCCTGGAAGGCGTCTAATTGGTAGGCAGGGTTAACAGGGGTTGCCATAAAAATGGGTTCCGCCAATGGCAGAACCCGAAGGAGATAAAGAGCGCAATTTACTGCCTATTTTAACGGGGTTCGCGGTGGTTAACCTCGTCTGATAACTTGCACCGATGCCACCCGGATAATGTAGCCGCGCTCCACCGTCACGTTGGTGGCAGGCGAGATCAGCAATATGCCACCGGCACCGGGGACGCCGCCTAGGACACCATAGAGTGCCTCTACCTCTAAGGTTTGGCCCATCCGCAGGGTGCCAACGTAGCTATTGACCGCAGCGGCCAGGGCAGCCTCTACGGTGCTGGCGGTGTAGCCAGGTTCTAGGGCATAGGACAGGATAAAGGCAACCCGGCTGGTGGTGGGGACGATCACATCAACCCCAACCCCTGCCGCTACCCATTTGGTTTCTAGCTCCTGCACCGCCTGCCATACCACCCCCGCGTAGATCACCATCTCCAGGCTATTCAAGTTGCCGCCATTTCCCCGGGCATAGAGGCGGCTGTTACTGGTGTCATAGAACCATCGGTAATTACCCTGGGAGACGGTCACCGCTGAGTCAGACGGGTTCCATTGCTCCCTGCCGTCGGTGGTTTGGCTAACCACACCAAAGCGCTTGCAGGGCCAACCCGCCTCGATTAACCCCTGGGGCGTTTGACTGGTCACCACGTAATAGGTGCCGGGTAGGTCCGTCGTTTGCCAGGTGCCTGGGCGAAATAGGTCGCCGCCGCTGGCATCGGCTAGCACCCCTCGCACGTAGCCGGGTAGGTCCGATCGCCGTTCAGTGATAAAGCTCACCACCGACGGGAATAACGCGGGCTGGCCCAGGATTGCCGCCTCGGTGGCTGGTATGGTGGCCCGGTGCAACATTGCTAAATGCTGGGGCACCCTGGCCTTAATCGACGCGTCCGCCTCCGGGTCGGCACCACCCACCGCCGGGTCCAGGTTTATCACGTTGTCAATACCCACAATCGGCGATCGCAGCGCGTTGATGCTGCCCCCAACCACATTGCCCACCGTCCCTGGCTGGCTACAGGTGCAAATTACCAAGGTCGAGCTTTGAGCGATCGCCAGCGTTGCCGATGAATTGGTGGTAAAGACAAGCCCACCACTGGTTTGTACCGCCGTCCCCACAGGGATGGTAACCGCGGTTGTTGTCGCCCCGTAGCGTTCAAAGCGCACCGCCGCCACCGCTGCAATGCCCGCATTGGCGCTCATGCCAAAGCCTGCTACCAATTGCCTGAGCCACTGCCCTTCACTGGTGGCTAGGATGCTCATCCGCAGCACGTGGGAGAGAAACCCATATAATCCCTCCATCGATAGGCTGAAGGCCACCAGGAGGCGCTTAAATAGCTTGCCGGTAAAGTTGGCACGCCATTGGGGTGGCAGGAAGGATAGCATCTGGTCCAATACTTCCTGCCAGGTGAGAAACCGTACATTGTCAGCCATAGCTATCCCATGAGTTGAAGGGCGATCGGTCCGAACTGAAATGCGGCACCGCTAAAGCCAAATACCTCTAGTAGTCCGTAGACGTAGATAGCATTAGGCGTCTGGAAGCTATAGTCGGTCTCCAGTTGCCGCACCCTAAAGCGGGTTCTAAAGCTAGGGTGTTGGAGTGCATTGAGGGCCGCTAGTCGGGCCATCCCCAGGCTTACCCGTGGGTCAAAGTTGGTGCCAATTAACCCCCAGTCGATGCCGTAGGTCGGATCATCGACAAAGCTACCTTTGGGGGTCATAAATAGCCGCTCGATCTCCTCCCGCAGGCTCAGTACCCCCACCCGGTAGGCTAGGTCCGTCTCCGTGCTACTGGCGATCGCATCGGTTAGCCCGGGCGAAGCATCAAAGGCAATGTCGCTGCCAAAGATCGACTCAATCACATCAGCCATCGACGGGTAGCTCCGGTAGGGTTAGCAACTGGCCAGGGGTGACAATGTACGGATAGCTAAGCCCATTCGCCGCCGCGATCGCAGTCCATCGGTCGGGGGAACCGTACACCTTAGCCGCGATCGTGGGGAGCGTTTCAAAGGTGCCTACCTCGTACTGGCGTACACCCTGGCGGGTTGGGCCAACGGTGGGCGAGATGGGTAGGTTGATGCCTTCATCAAGGGCGACTACCTGCATGGTTAGCTGGTTTACGGCGGCCCGTTGCAAAGGTATATCGGCCATCAAGGCTTCCGGGGAATATTCGCTAGGGAGAAGGAGGGGCATTAGATTTTGACTCCCAAAATGCTAAGCGTCTGCACCGCTGCTGATAGCCCATCCACCGCCGCCGGCGACCATGGCCCCACCTGCATCCCCGTCTGACTCAGTACCGCCTGCACGGAGGCGGGGAGGGCCGGGTAAACATTTTTTAGTTGCTCAGTCATATTTTGGGTGGCCTGAACACCTGAAAATTCAGAGCGCCAATAGAGCCGTTGCCCTAACTCGGGGTCATAGGCGCTCCAGCCCTGCTCCATGGCATTGGCAAGCATCTGGGTTTCCCCTAGTCCAACGGAGTCCATCACCGTATTGATTAAGGGCGTCACGATCGCGCCTACGTTGCCAGGCAGCAAGCCTAGGGTGGTTCGGATCAATGCTACCTGGGCGGCGGGGTTCAGGGGGAAGTCGGTACTTTTCTTAAGCGCCTCTTCTACCATTTTGCCCTTGTCGCCAATGGGCGCTTTGGTCGGCCCGATGCCGCCATCAGTCCATTCTTCGAGCGGTTGTACTGCGGTGCCTTCAGCCAGGGGTTGATCTACTTGCCAAAATTCATCCTTGAGGATCTTGCACCGAAAGTTAAACCGAATGCGGTAAGGGTCTTGCACCGATTCATCCCAGGCAAAGCTAAGGATTTCAATGCGATAGCACCGGGGTACAAAGCGACTACCCTTGAGGGTCTTGGCGATGCTGCTCTTGTACTGCCGCTTTAGGTCCACCGCCTTTTGTAGTTGCGCCTGGGTTAGCCCGGGGTTGGTGGGCGGCGTTGGGTCAGTCCCCTGGGGGAGCCCTGCACCAATGCCGCCATCGGTCCACGGGTTAGTGGGCGTTGCCCCATCAAACCAAAGCGTATCCTCGTCCGCCATGTCCATAAAGTAGGTATCCGCCGGGGAGCCATCCTCCTTGGGCGTGCCGTGGTTGCGCCATATCCATTCCAGCTTTTGTAACTCCTTGCGGTAGCCCGCGCCGGTGTCACATTCAATCGTCAGGTCCGGTAGCATCAACCCATTACGCTGCGGGTCTTCAGAGTACAGAATTTCTCTGAAGTACCCGCCCAGGGTATCAACTACTGAACCCTTACTTTGCTGTTGCACACGGATCGCCTGGGGGTTTACGCGAAAGTAAACGTCCTTGGTTTCCTGGCCAACGTGCCGAAAGAAAATATGGTTTGCCCTGGCATAACGGGCGCGATCGCTCTTACTCACTCAGCTAACCCTTGCTCCTTAGCCACCTTGATCGCCTGGATTTTCAGAAAGCTATACAACGACATGCTGACGGTGGCGATCTCGTCCGGGCTGATGCCGTCAAGCACTGCTTTTAGGTAAGGCTCACCATGGCGTAACCCCGTCGCGATCGCAGGGCTTTCGTTGGCAAGCTCTTTTAGCAATTGCAGCAGGTAGCCCTTCAGCAATTTACCCTTGAGCCCTAGCGCGTCATAGCGGACGGAGGTCACGCCAACGATCTCGTTTGCCTTGTCGGCAAAGCTAGCAGTGGTGCGGCTAGATGCGATCGCGCTTTTGACGCCATCGGCAATGACAGCGCGAAATTCATCGGTATTGATGACGGTCTTGAGTAGTCCGATCAGGAATGATTTGAGCATGGAATACCTCGGCTATAGTGGGGGCAGCATGATTGGAAAAGAGGACAGTGGCCCGGCTAAACGCTGGGCTTTTTTATTGATTAGAGCCCGTCAGCGGGTGCCCAGCGCTATCAACAGCACCAACCACCGCGATCTCCTTGCCGTTGATCGCCTGCCCTGCCTCAGTAAAGTTGGTCTGGCCATTGACGGTGATAGTGGGCGTATTGATCACCAAGGCGCTGCCGTTTAGGGTGATCGTCCCATCAGCGGCTAGGGTAATTTGGGCGGCGGGGTTACCCACCGGGCCAGTACTTAGCACCCAGCTACCATCGCCTAGCGATCGCGCCCATGCGCCGGAGGGTAGCAATAGGTCAAAGCGGTCCTCGATGGATTCGCCCTGCTCCTCAGCCGCGATCGCCGGTCCTTGGCTACCAAGAATACCTTTGGCAAAGCCCGTCACTACGGCGGCGCCGTCTAGGTACTCCACCTTGGCTAGGTCGCCCTGCTGCACCGGGAAGGCTACCCCCCAGCGTGGCCCCTGGTCGCTACTGCCCCAGGCGCCCGGGTCAACCGGTTGGGTAAGCTGCAATGGGACGCGCTTTTGGTCCTGCCAATTGCCGCCCCAGGCTAGGATGGGTACGTCATAGATGATGCCTGACTGATGCTGACTAGCAGGCGCTAGCACACAGGTCTGAGCGATCGGGTCATAGGTTAGCACCCGATACCAGCGATTTAGCTCTTGCATTCTTCCGGCAAATACTCCTGAATCAGCGCGTTATACTCTTCCGCCCCGCCGATCGCTTCCATCTTGTTGCCCTTGCGGTTATACCAGTAGTAAAAGTCAGGCTCGATGGGGCTGATAAAGTCCTCTAGCTCCTCATCGGTCGATACTGGCCCGGAGGCGCGTTCTGGGTTTACCTCCCCCTCGCCGCCTAGCTGGTCCCGGTCTTCGGTTAGCCCGGCGCCCAGGTAACGATTGCGCCGATCGCGGATACATTCTAGTTGAGTTGTCCAGCTGCCAGTAGCTAGCTCGATGCTATGGCTACGGCTAAGGATTAAGTACTGTCCTGGCACCGCCTCGGGGTTATGCCAGTTCTCTGTCACCTCCACACAGGTATTAATGCGCCAGCCCGGCTCACCCCGTACCGATAGGGTGCAACGCTGCACCGGGCGATCGTACCAGCGGATGACTTCGAGGGCGATCAGGTCCATAAACGTGCTAGCCCGTCCGTCTCGCTCTATGTCAATATCTTTGTTACCGCTATTGGCAAGCCTAGCAGGGATAGCGATTTCCATCTTGCGCGGCCCGCCATACTGCTTGATGCTGCCCATGTTGTAGCACTGGCCTGCATCCATGGCGGTATCACCGGCGGAGGCGCCCATCTGCCCCTGGAGGGTACAACGAACATAGTTAGCAATGCGATCGCAGGATAGCCTGTCCGCCCAGGCGATGATGCTAGACGATGGACACTGGACAAAGGGTAGGTCTTCCCAGTTGCGTAGCGGGCGATCGCTCCATTTCAGGTATTCCGAATCCAGCACCGTCTGACACTTGCCGGAGTAAGGTAGCTTTTCCCACACGATCGCGCCGGTATGGTCCACAAACATTTGAAAGATGCCATTGACGGTTAGGTACTGAAGCGCACTCCAGGCGCTGCCCTCGTTGGCAATCCTGGCGAATACGTCCGGCGGGATCGGGATTGGTCGGGTTCTAGCCTCCCAGCCGGTTTCACCTTGCCCGTCGCTTGGGTCAAACCAGAATTGTTCTACCCAGTGGCGCAGGATGCCGTAATAGATGGGAACGACAGTATTGACATCAACGGTCTGGAACCGTACCTCCAGCGATCGCCCTAGGGACGTAGGCGCGTTGGTGTCGGTAAGTACTTGGGCATTGCGGTAGATGGCGCCGTAGGACTCACCCGATAAGGTTAGGGTAGTCTCCGCCCCACCGCCTCCCATTACCGCTGAGGACCGTCCGTAGGCGCTAGTAATGCCACGCATCAGTAGGTAGGGTGCCTTGTCTAGGTAATCTTCCCAGTCGGGCTCAGGGGGTGGCTTAGGTTGGCCATTGGCAGGCGCGTAGGCATCACTCAAGTTAGAGCCACTGCCATCAGCGGTCTGGAATACCACCGGGTTAGTGTCCGGGTCCTGGGGGACAAATGCTTCTACGTTGGTCAACGGGTCCTGGTTGCGAGAGGCGTAGACTTCGATCACCATGCCTGGATGGATGCGCTTTAGGAGCGTTTCATTGTCAAGCCGCGATCGCATCTTTAGGTTCCAGCTACCGGCAGGGCTTTCGACGCTCAGGGTGTCGTTGTAGCTGAGCAAGTCCTTAAACTCGCCAAAGTCCACCACGGTCTCCCCGGTGCGGGTCATAATCCGCAGGTCAAAACGCACCGTGGACTCATGGCCAGAGGTGACACCCATGCCAGCGGGATTGTAAATGCCAATGGTTCTAACCATGGCTCACCCGGCGATCGCGCACCACGTCAAACAAGGGTCGCAACTGGGCACAGATAAGTTGCTCCGCGTCGCTGGTAGCTAGCCGGTTCTCCTGCCAACGGGTTACCCAGTAGGTAATATCCCAATTGGCCGGGTATAGGCTAAGGCTTTGGCCATTGGGGTGGCGCAACTCCAGCGGTAGCATGGTGCGGATGAGGTCGCGGTTGTCGATGTACCACTGACAGGCGCGATCGATGTGGGATTTATCCACTAGCTAACTCCTGGGCAACTTGTTGGCGTAGAGCATGGAGTCCTTCTATGGTGAGCGTTGGCTGCTGCGGTTGTGCCAGCTTTACCTTTTCAGGACTATGCAATTCTTCGTCATCATTAACCCATCCATCGCTATTTTCTTGCGACTCAGAGGAAACATGGACGGCGAGATTTTCAAATTTTCTCCTTGGCCCATCTCCAAAGAACGAGTCAGGCGGTATGTATGGGCTGAGTAGCGACTGAGCATGAATGATTGCACGTTCTCGGGAGTCTAGTGCGCGTCCTAACTTTCCAGCCCACAGCCCTGCCATACCGTCAGTTAAGCTAATTGGCTGGTTGGTGGCAGCTTCTGCCGCTTTTAATGGATCACCCGAAGACCTTATGTCTTCAAGTTCTTGCATTTGCTTGTGAAATTGATCTGCCTTTTGTTTGTCTTTCCAAACTGAAATGCCTTTGCCGGACAGAGGACCGCCCGCTCCACCGCCAAGCCCAACTTGAAAGCCTTTCTCCCGGATTAAATCTCCTGCCGCTGTAACGTGCCATCGCATTGTGGCAGGATTCTTTGTTGGCTGCTGCTGTGGCTGTCCAGTCCTGTTAGCGAGGTGCCACCGCCCCTCTTGCAGCACCTCCTGGTGGCCCGCTTGGTTGGTGCGGGTTTCGCCCTGCTGGTGTTGGGTGTCAAATAACTCTAACTGCCCTGGCGACACTTGGTGCCGTCGTCCCGCTTTCCTTAGGACAATGCCCCCAGCGGTCACCACTGGGATATAGGGCACCCCGGCAAGGGTATAAATTTTCATAGCTACCTAACCCCAGGGTAGTCCCACCGGGCACGGCTGCCACGGCAGTCGATATGAATAAACCCATTACCCCGGGCAAGCCCACCTTGGCCACCCCACCAATGATCCAACTCGTTATAAATGTCCGCCAGGGACAGCCCAGGGATATTAAAGTCCACCGCATGGCCTTTCATGTGGGTAGAAAAACGAGCGCCCCCCACGCGGGCATTAGTAGCCGGGTCCCGATACCAAGAGTTGATCTTGATGGGCCGCTTAAACCGCTCCCGAATGTCCTGCATCACCTCCGCCACCCGAATGATGCCGTACACCACGGAGGCATTTTCAGGGTGCCGGTAGCTACCATCGGCGGCAACATGGAGCGCTTCACCCCAGGTGAAGTTAGGCGCTTTTGACGAGATCGGCTGAGTACTGGAGCAGTCGTTCTCAAACCCTGGTAGGATAATTCGATGGCCGTCCCGGCGAGTCGGGGGTTCATCCTTGGGATCATTGCCTGAACCAAACCCTGATGGATCGCTGGCGTGTCCCGCATATACCCACCAAGTATTTCTGCCGCTCGGGTGCAGGCTCACCAAGTCAAACCGTTTTGGGTCGATGGTGAAATGCACATGGCCGTGCAATAACTGATAAGCCAACAGCGGGAACGATCGCCTTTTGCCGATATTCACTGTCGCTGCCTTATCGTAGGCGATCGCTTGCTCCGGCCCTGGCTTTAGGACCGTGTTCTCAGTAATTTCAAGGACTAGCATTTATGCTCCTAGGTCAATGCCGATAGACTTTATGCCAAGCAGGGACGCTACCCGTCCGGTGGTGCCGGTGCCAAAGTAAGGATCTAGCACCGTCGCCCCGGCCACTGTGGCGCTAGACAATAGTTCGTGGACTAACGAGTCAGGGAATGGGCAGGGGTGGCTAGGATGGCCACAGGGGCGATGTACCAACACCGACGATCGCAGTGGCTTGGCGTTCAGCATCGGCCGCCCGTTTTTGCCGCTTTTGCCCAGCATCAGGACATATTCATGGGTTTCCGGTGGCGCGTCACCCTTGCCCACCTGGCTACTTTGACCCTTATCCCAGATCAATATCTTCCGCATTACCCAGCCATCAGCCCGTAGTCGCTCCGCCAGGCGGATAGGCACCAGTAAGGGTTCTTTCTCGCGGTAGTCGTCCTCCAGGCTACGGCGGTAGAGCCATTCTCCTGCTTGTCGCCGTTGTCCCTTGGCGCGTATCGGGCTGTAGTTGTTGCTGGTATCGCCTATCACAATCCAGCACACCCCGCCCTCGGCTAACCCCTGGTATACCAGCCTAAAAACCTGCTGCAACGTATCCAGGTAGGCGTCTAGGCTATCCTCTAGCCCGTGTTGCCCTTCGTGGCCATAGTCTATCTGGCCGTAATAGGGAGGGGAGGTAAGGCAATAGTCCCAGCGATCGCCTGCCGCTAGCCGTTGCTTCAGGACCGCGATCGCGTCGCCACGGTAGAACCGGATGCGATCGTCGGCCATTGGCTTATTGTCAATGGTATTGAACAGGGCTAGCTGGTGCATTTTTCTGGAAAGCTGTAGGGCTATTGATTAGACGATGCCCACCCTAGTTCTAGGATACTATCGGTTCGCGCAGATTGGCGATAGGGTTGCAAATTTGCTTTACCCATACACCGGCGATAGGTTGCCGCTATTGCGCGGGTTGCGATCGCGGCTACCTTGGCGGGTTTGCTCAAATTCGTCCAGGTAGGGCCGGGCGGCGTGGATGGCGTTGGTTACCTCCTGCCGAGTGCGAGCGGGGTCGGTGGCGCTGGCGATGTTGACGGTGATGTTGGTAGTGCGGTTGTTGGAGGCTTGGCGGTTGTCGCCGCCACTCCGAAGCATTTGAAACAGTCGATCAGGTAGTCCAGGCACTCGACTCCAGCCGTCGTCAATGCCCTGCCAGTTACTACCGCCTAGCCCGCTCCGCCTTAGCCACTGCTGCAGCTCCGCTCCGCTGCCAATTTGCCCGCTCTGTACTGCCCTGGATAGTTCGGCGCTCCAGTTTCGCCCTTGGCGTCCATTCGGTTGGGCGCGATCGCCGGTCAGGATGTCCGCCAGAAAGTCGGTATATTCGCCTGGGGTGTCGGTGTTAGCTCGGTGAAAGCCAAGGTTAAATTGAGCAAACCCCAGCATGTTGTTGCCTGTTCCGCCGCGTCGAGTAAAGAAGTCGGTGCCTGTTGCTCCGCGCCCATAAACCTCAGTCCCGCCGATCGCCAAAGCGATCGCGAGTGCGGCCCGTCCGTCTGGGGTACTGGTATTAAACCGGGGGTCTAGGCTGGTTAGCTGTCCGCTTAGCTGCTCTAGGGACTCGTAGCCAGTGCTGAGGTTGACACCACCGCCACCCGCTGCCGCTGGCTGACTGGGGAACGTCCTGCCTTGGGGGCGATCGCGGCGGTTATCCCCATGTCCGGTTTTAATAATTAAGTTGCCGTTCTCGTCGTAGATATTGGCATAGTTCCCATAATTCCCTGTAGTGCCATAATTTACCCGCCCGTCTGGCACAGTAGGCAGGTAAATTTCAGCACCGGCGGAGCTGCTTCCGGGCGCAGTGCTGCGGGCATCATTACCCATAGGGATGAAGTAGTCAAAGCTGTACCAGCCTTCATGTTGACTATGGCTATGAGCGGCGGCGGCGCGTTGCAATAACCGAATGCGTTCAGCTTGTGGAGCGCTTGGATCGTAAACCTGCCCAGAAACAGCATCATTGCTAAATTCTATCCGTCGCCCTTGCTCAGTGTAGGCTTGCGCCATTTGCATGAAATAACCGTCAATTTCCTCCCAGGACAGGGTTGTTCTGAATTTGCTGTCAATATGGTTAGATGTGCTGCCGCCGATAAATTGACTAGGGCCAGTGAACAACCCGGAAGCAAAAGCGCCACTGGCCCCACCACCACCACCGCCTGCTCCACCCATCACTGAATTAAGCGTTGACACCAATGCTTCCCGTACGGAGTCCACCGCTGAAATAAGCTGAGGGAAAAAGGCTTGCATCATTTGAATGATGCTGGGCAATTGCCGCTGGGTATTGATTTCAGAGTTGACGTGAATCAATAGGTCGGTCTTCAGGATGTCGTTGGTTACGTCTTGCAGCAGCTTACGCTGTTCGCTGGCGGTTTGGTACGCCTGAATATCCATCAGGTTGGACTCTCGAAGCACCTGGAAGATGTCAGTCAGAGATGCACCGCCGCTGGTGCCACCCATGCGGGCGGAGACAATATCCCCGGGGGCAAATGCAAAAACGTTATAGCCAGGTCCAGCGGTAACGCTGCCGGGGGTGTCGTTGAAAGCACCATCAATCAAGCCGCCAATGTAGTTTGTAGCACTTCTCAAAGCCCTAGGGATTATCCGCCTAGCGGGTTCGCCAAAGGGTCCATGGCGCCGAATGTACTCAGCGCCTTGCTGCGCATTTTCAACACTTATGGCTTCAGGGTTCTCCTCGATAGTCCGAACGATATTGGCCGCCGTTGCTATGGAGCCAATAGGTCCGGGCAATCCGGCGGCAAAAGAAAGTGCTGCGGATCGCCCTACTGGGCTAGAGATGGCGCTGCCAACCTGTTCCCCAATTTCCCTTGAATTGGTGTCACCCCCAAAGATCAGCCTACCGATCGCGCTATTCCTAAAATCATTCATCGTATCCCTGAGTTTATGGAAGGCGGATATGCCTTCTTTAACTAGGTTGGCGATCTGTGGTCCCGCCTCACGAATGAATTTAAGTATTCCGTCTATGGCTGCCGTAAGTCCTTCGCCGATCTCTTCAAGGGGTAACCCATTGAGCTGCTTCAATAGCTCCACCTGGGTTTCCTTCATCTTCAGCGACGCCTCATTGAGGTTAGACATCGCTTTGATGGTCAGGTTATGCGCCTCCGCCTCTAATTTCCGCGCTTGGTCGCCTGGGCTTTCCTGTAGCTGGGCTAGCAATTGCTCCACCCGTCCGCCATCACCGCCCGGGCCGGTTGGCAGCCGTCCGCCATTGGCAGCGCTGATATTGGCGAGCTCTTCAAAGGTGCGGAGGTCCTGGGCGGTCGCTTGTCGTCCTAGGATGCCCTGCAGTGTGGTTGAGGTTTGCCGCTGTAGCCCTGAATTGCCAGCAATTAAGTTCTGGACGAAATTCGGATCACTAGCCGCCGCCGCCCTAAATTCATCGGCACCCATCCCGGAGATGCCCTGCACCCGGTTGGTGGTCATCCGCAGCACCCGCTGCGCATTGGCCATCATCTGCTCAGGTGAATTAAACCGCGAGTCTAGGGCCGCCTCATCGACGCCTGCTAGCCTCAGGTAGGCTGCTGAGGTGCTATAGGGGTCAGCGGTGCCACCGTAGGACAGGAAGCTTTGCAAGCCCGCCCCAGCCATCTGGACATTATCCCTAAACAGGGCGGAGGTGCGGGAATTGCCACCGGTTAGCCCTGCCATTACGTCCTGGAGCAAGCCAAAGGCGCGATCGCTCATCCCCTGGCCGGTCTGCTGCACCGCCTGCATGCGGGCGCTACCCATCATGTCAGCGTACTGCTGAATGTTGGACTCGAACCCGGCGCGGATGGCACCACCTACCACGTCGGATAGGTAGCCACGAACGCCTTCAGCACCCTTCTCGCCGCCAGTGCGAGAGTAGATGCCAGCCATATTGGCGGTAGCCTCTACGTTGAGCCCTAGCGCCCGGGTAAGCTCCTGGATGGTATTTACCAGGGGTCCAGCCATGGCCGGGTTACTCAGGGCTCGGTTTTCCCGTAGCTGGTCAATCAGCCCGGCGGTTTCTTCTACCCTAAACCCGTTCTGGGTGCCTAGTTCAAAATTACGCAGCCTGCCAACGTTGCCTACGCCAAAGCGCTGGTTAATGTCCGCGATCTGGGTTTCGTAGGCGAGGGATTGATCAGCGCCTCGGACAAGGCGATCCACCATGCCGCCGATGCCGCTACCGATGGAAGCACCTACCCCTAGCCCGGTCATCATCCCGGCAGGGCCGCCCAACATGCCAAGCAGTCCGCCGATGCCTGCCCCCACCGCACCACCAGCGGCGGCGCCGATATTGCCCTGCATGGCATTGCCAGCTACCGATGAGCCTACGTTGACGGCGGTTTGCATGATGGCTAGATTTTTCATCCAGCCAAGCAAGTCGTTAGTGCCGTCCTTCTTTTTGCCGTCCTCCTGCAATGAATTGCGTAGTTCCCGCAGGGAGTTGATTAGGTCTTGATAGTCCTTAGCGCTATCCGGGTCCTTCAACGACGCATGGAGGATCGAGGTTTGCAGGCGGGAGGCGGCCATATTGGCCACGTCCGGCGCATTGGGCGCGATCGCCTGTACCGCTTGCACTCGTTGCTGGAAGTCGCCTAGGGTGCCCCTGTCGGTGGTTGGCTGCGGGGGCGGTGGCAATGCCCCACCGGTGTCAGTGGTAGGGCGCGGCAATGGCTCAAAGGAACCCCCACCACCTGCCGCTGAGGCTGCCGCCGCTGAGGGCGCACCGGTGCTGAAATGGCGTTCTAGGTCCTGTTGCTTATTGATGGCGCGTTCTGCCCCTTCAATGAAGCCACTCGGGTCTAGGTTTAGGACGTACTCTAACTTATGTTCTTGGTCAGCCATGGCCGTAAATAAGAAAAGCCCCCGTCGTTACGAGGGAGGTAACAACGGGGGCATCTTGCGGGTGCAACTTAAAGCTATTTCCCACGCATCTGGTCGAGCATCTCAGGCGTTACCCCAAGTTCCCTTAGCTCTTGCTGGTAGCTATCGTCGTGGAATTCGTTATTGTCTGGATTGCCGTCGGCATTGCGTTCTTGCTCTAGCTCAATCACTTGCCGATACTCTAGGATCACCTGAGCCTCTGTCATTGCTAACCATCGAGGGTCAGTTGGGAGGAGTCGGTAGCGATCGCGGAGGATGAAACAGATTTTTTCCCATCGTCCGCTGTCGCTACCGTCCCAGATTTTTTTGCTTGGGCATCCTCAACCTGCTGGTCCAACCAGGCGGAATACTCCTCAGCAAATTTGCCAAAAAATTGAAAGTCCTCTGAATTGGTAGAGGTTAGCAACTGCTCCACAAACCCGACTGGTTCTACAATCACCGCCTGGGCGATCGCTACCACCAGGGCGTTATACCGTAGCTGGTCGCCTGCGTCTACCCCCTCAATGCCTGCCTCCGCCAGGGCACGGTTAATGAACCGGTCCTGGCAAGCAGGAATTAAAAACATGGAGTCGTTAAAGGTGCGGGGTCGAACGACTAAGGTGCCTAGCCGCTCAAACCCCGTCACGGTCATTGTTACGGTCGTCATTTTGCACTCGCATTAAAGAACTAGGGAAGCGCGATCAACCCGCCGCCATCGCTTAGGGTTTGGTCAATCGCTGAGAAGGACACGTTTTCCATGATCAAGGTGTCCTGGGCGGTGAAATTACACTCCCAGGAGTTGATCACACAACCAAAGATCGTGCCAATGATGCCGCCACCACCGGATAGGTCCTGGGGGCCTTGGGTGGGGGCATAGAGCTGAGGGACGCCTACCCCGGCACTGCCCCGACGGGCAATCACAATGTCGAACTCGGGCATGTTGGTGATGGTCGCCGCTCGGCTGGTGCGATCGATGATGCCACCAGACACCGATGCCAAGCGTTTCATCAAGTCGCCATACTTGAGCAGCATGGAGCTGATTCGCCCTTGGTATTGTTTGATGCCAGGGACAAATTCGACAGCGCGATCGCTGCCAATTTCGATAGCGGGTCTTGCCTGGGTTTGGGCGGAGATCGAAATCGACTGGATTCGCCCTAGGCGTAACCCGTTGATGACTAGAGCAATGTCAAGGCTGTATTCAGCCCTAGCAAGGACAGAATTTTCAACCCTGCTGTATTGGGTACGGAAGGCCAAAATAACACCTCCTGGGGTGAATAAGGTTGGTTAGGCTTACGCGGCCACGGTGGCGGTATCTGGCACCGGCGCCAGGATTTGCGAGTTCAGGATAAAGTCGATCGCGGGGGCCGGGTAGATCTTGTAGGTCACGTCGATCGCGCTGCGGTTGGTTTGGTTGAGCGTCGCCACCGTAAAGCTAGGGTCGTAGCCATAGATAATGGCTTGGCCGCTGAGCCGATCTAGAGTCAGGTTCACCGCCTCGCGGATAAGCCCCAGGGTGGTGCCGTCTAGCGCCTTGCCGATAAATAGGGTTTCCTCCAGGTCGCGTACCGTCTGAGCCACGTAGTCGCTCTGGTTGATGATCGAGATTTGCTCAAATACCACAGAGGAACGGGCGGTGGTAATGGCCCGGGTCACCCGGAAGCCCCGGGACTCCCGCACCAGGGTAGGGTCCCGCTCGATGGTTAGAATGCCGGAGACGATCGCATCATCTAGCTCGGTGCTACCGGGTTGGTACTCAAATTCAGCAGCGGTGATATTGGTTAGGAAGGTATGGGTAATCGGGTCAGAGACGCCATTCCCTTCAGCCGCTAGCATCCCCGCCACGATCGCGGTAGTGGCATAGGCAGAGGAGTAGGTACGTTGGCTGCCGGTCACCAGGTCCGCCATGCGCAGTCCGGGGGAGACAAATACTACCCGCTCGCTGTTAAAGGTTTCCGCCCTGGCCCGGATTTGTGATTGAGTCCAGCCTAGGGCGTGGCCTAGGATGCAGATGCGTTCCCGCCGTTGGGCGGTGGTAGACATCAATCGACAATGGTCGGCAAAGGCCGCTTGGACGCCTGCATCGGTGACGCCAGCGGGCACCAAGTAGCGCAGGGGCGTATATTTCACCTTATCGAGGGCTTCCAGCCATCGTTGCAGGGTAGGAACAGAGTCGAAGCCACCGCTAAGGATAATGGAACCGCTGGGCGGCAATGGGTCAATGCCACCGGCCAGGGCAACACCACCGGCGGCCACCAGCACCGTCGTCTGGGTGTTAACCAGGATATTAGTCTTCCAGCCATTGGCGCTGATGCCCGGGGGCACGGCGGTCAGGGTGATGGTGCTGGTGTAGGTGCCTGCATTGTAGGCGGCGCTGGCAACAGCGTAGGCGCTCCAGTCATTGGACTCGTTAATTAGTCGGGCTAGCTCGATGCCTACCGCCTGGATGGTATCGCCAGGCAGGGTGGAGTAGAACACCGTTAGGGGGCCTTCGGCGCGATCGCTGGGGGTAAGCGACAGGCTCAGGTATTGGCCACCCCGTTGCAGGATGCCATTGGCGGGTAGCTGGGTCTCGATCGCTTCAGTGGCAGGCTGGGAGGGCGGATCTACCACCAGGGTTTGCCGGAACACTAGGGACGCACTAGCGGCGGTGCCAGCGGCAATGGTGCCAGCGTCTAGCTTTTGCACCGTGCGCACCCGGTCTAAGCCGGTGCCATCCCATTCGTAATGAACAATCTGATAGGTGCCGGCGTAGTCACCGGAGGCGATGGTAAAGGTAGAGCCAATAATACCTTTGTTGGTGGCATGCTGCCAGGTTTGGCCACTAGGCAGGGCAAAGCGGTAGATATTAGCACCATAGGCGGTGGTGGTGACCGCCATGTTAGTAACCGCTTGGGTGTAAACGTTCTCCTTGCGGACAACGTTGTAGGTGCCGTTGACAGTGGCGGGCAGGGCCGCTGATACCGTCACGGTGGCAGGCGTTGGGGTTAGGTTAGTCCCATCCCAGGAGAAGGCGAGCGAGTCGGTGGTATTCACCCGCAAGCTAGCCGGGTATTGGTAGAAGAATGCGGCATTGGTAATCTCACTAGCGCCGGTCAGTGTTGCCTTGCCGTCACTGGTGGAAGTAGCGATCGTTAGGGTCTGGGTTGCCTTGGTGCCGCCAGCGGTGGCCCGCACCGATACCGGTGACTCAGCATTTAAGCGCTCAAGCAACTGGGAGACAGAGGGGACATTGTCAATGGTCTGCTTATAGGCTGTCCCATTGAGTTGGGTGCCAGCAATCACCGCCTGGGTACCCTGGATGGAGCCGGGTAAAAACTGAACACTGAAGGTATTGCCGTAGCCGCCAAAGTCCTTAAATTCACCCACTAGGGTGGTGCCATTGTTGGTGAGGGTGCCGGAGGCTTTGGCGGAATTGTCCGCCCGTACCCCTAGCACTAGGGGCGCACCGCCCTTGACGCCACCGCGAAAGGTAAGGGTGATGGCATCAGCCAAGGGTGAACCAGCACCAAATACCTGCTGGGCTTGGTTAGCATTTTTGAATGCGTAGGTGGTCAGGGGCGTGCCACCTAGGGCTGCACCTAGCACACAAACAACATTGGGGGCAAATTCCTGGGCCAACTCCAGGGCGGAGGCATCCACCTGGGTGTAGGCACCGGGTTGCAAAATACGGCTGACGGGCCGACCGAAAACAACACTAGAAGCCATGGGAGTTTCCTATTGAACTGGAGTGAGTAATGCCCGTTGCCATAGCCGTCGCCATTCGTCTAGCGATCGCGGCTCGGTGTAGTCTGCCAGCGTTGCCAGGGCGGCGGCGCGTTGATGGTCTGACAGGTATTGATTAGCGAATAATTCAAGCGTTATCGGCATAGAGTCTATCCGGGGGAGTGATGTCGTTAAGTTGGTTCAACCCTTCGCCTGCTGCACCAGACCATTGGCCACCGGCGGTGAAATTTTCCCAACTGAAAATGTGCTGCAACTGATCCACATCAGTCACTACCGATAGGTCGTAGGTGGCAGCAAAGGTTAGGCGGGACACGTAAAACTCAAACCCTGGCTGACTCTGGGTGCCTTGGTACTCCACCTGGTCATCGGCGGCATTAGTACAGTTCAGTTGATAAAAGCCGAGTGTCCTCAGTTGTGGAAGTGCCCACAGCGTCGCGTCTAGGCAATATTGCTGGAACCAGATATGCAGGTCATCGCGTAGGCGTTCATTAGTACAACAGATGGCCGCCTCTAGTTGGTCGTTAACCAGTAGCCCTGAAAATTTACGAACCGTCAACCCACGCCCGGGCAGTTGTACGGGCTCTTCATGCCAGTCCAAGTCCACCCCGGTGGGTTTATTGGTTGAGCCGAGCCGGAGGATAGCGATGCGCGGGCAGTGTTGACGGGCGGTCGGATAGGCGCTAGTCACATCCAATGGTAGCCATTGGCTAGCGCGACTATCCCCATGGTCTGTTTTAAGGCGCTTGATGGCCGCCTCATTAACGTCCTTGGCAAATTGTCGGGCAATGTCTAGTAGGACGGTTTTTCCATCACAGGGGTAGGGGAACCGTTCCCCGAAAAGGGCGCTTTCACCTCCCGCTAGGTTGCTATCCATTGATGGCAATCTCGAAGAGGAGAATGATCAAGAAAGCGGCGATCGCGATAAACCATAGCATCAGAAGCCATGCTCCTTTAGAACGTCTTGAACCGCCGCCGCGATCGCCTGTTGGATTTCCGGGTCCGCCCGGTTGACGGCTGACTCGAACCAGTACTTACCAGCCATTGGCGGTAACGTCTTGGCAAAGAAATAACGGCCACTAATGCCCCTAAAGCCGTTCTCGCCATTGACAAGCTGATGATTGCCGCCTGGGATCGTAAGTCGTGCTTTGGACGCATAGCCAGCCTTAGCGCTAGGGGTGTACTTAGGGCGCACCTCACCCCGGCCTGTCTCCAGGATGGCAAGGTAGTTCCATTCCTCCGGGTTGTCCGCGTAGCGGGTCATCGCAGAGGCATAGATGCGAGAGCGAAAGGGAGAACCGTAGGGATACTCCGCCTGGACGCTAGCGGCACCGCGTCCGGTGCGTTTTTGAATGACATGGCCGCCAGTACGGCTGCTGAAGGGCACCCCGCTTAGGTGCTCTTTGCCGTAGGTGGTAATTAGGTCGGAGGCATCCTGGATCGCTACCTTGGCGATCTCAGGGATCAGCTCCTTCACCTGGCCCAGCCCAAACTGGCCAGACTTCAGGTTGATGGCATAGCGGTAAGCCATTATTTAGCCGGTGCTTCCTTAGCGGGCTTGGGGGCGGTGATTTCTTCTACC